TCAACCCAGGCTCTATCATTCTGTCCGCAGAGATGATGCTGCGTCATATGGAATGGTTCGAAGCCGCAGACCTGATCGTCAAAGGTATGGAAGGCGCGATCAACGCGAAAACCGTAACCTATGACTTCGAACGTCTGATGGAAGGCGCTAAGTTGCTGAAATGCTCAGAGTTTGGTGACGCGATTATCGCGAACATGTAATCCAGATTCTGGGTTAGATGAGAACGGGAGCCACTTGGTTCCCGTTTTTATTATTAGCTTTCGAATGGTTATCAAAATTTTATCAAAATCTTTTATCAAAATCACCTCTCGTTTTATAATGAAAGATGAGCTCTAATAGTTGGACTAAATATCATAGTAGTTCATACATGATTGATAAAAAAATTTAACGGAATGTCTGGCGTGATTTAATTTTGTTAATGATATGGGAGTTCACAAAGGTAAGGATACATCTTTTCAGGGGGGGGGGGAATCAACGAAAAACCATAGATTAGCAGGAAGAAGATTTAATAATTAACTAGGAGGGTAAAGTTGTGAATTTTTTGTTGCTCGGTGCTGGTGCGTCTAAATCATACTCCGTTAGTCCTACCGGTGTAAGAATGCCCATTGCAAAAGATTTTTTCTCTACATTTGATAAGTTAGATATTTCTGGTCATCCATGGGTACTTATCGATGGATTATTAGACTTTATCGAGAGGGTAAAGAAAGAAAATCCTATGGATTTTTTTTCAAGAGATGTAGATATTGAAGAGTTATATACAGAGATAGAAGCGAATTTGAATCGCTATGTAGGAAAAGATGCTGGTCTTGAAAGAATCATGGCTTTCAAATCATACACTCAGTTAATATTTATTTTCTCTGCTGTAATAAATTCCATTCAAAATGGACCTATATCACGTCCACATTCAGCCCTGGCAAAAATGTTAAGTAACGATGATATGGTTGCTACTTTCAATTGGGACACTCTTATGGATAGAGCGTTAAATAGCGAGACTGAATGGACAACTGATTATGGATATGGTTTTTGGCCCAAAAGTATATACAGAAATCGCTGGGTGGCGCCAAATGAAAAGCAATCCACATCACCACTTCTTATCAAATTACATGGGTCTGTGAACTGGCTAAGTAGTCATCCCATGAGTCCTGAGAAGGATGTTGTTTTAATGCAAGAATCAGCACCTGACACAGTATGGATTTACGAAAGTACAGAAGAGCCTTATGCGTGTTTTGCAGGACGGTATACACCCGGTTATGAAGATTTTTCTTATGGATACTATCCTCCTAATATCTTGGATGATCGAGGGAGGGCTGCTGGTGCGGGACGAAAACTGGTTAGCGCAAGATTGAAATTACCATGGGTGCCTGAAGGCACAGCTTCTTCTGAGGGATTAGTATCAATACCTCTTATCATACCGCCCGTGAAACAAAAAAATTATAATGGATACGGGATGTTATTTGATAACCTTTGGGAAAAGGCACAAGAAGGTCTAACAAATGCAGAACACATAATTATCATAGGCTATTCCTTTCCGCGTACAGACTTGAAAAGTAATCAGCTATTTTTAGATGCATTTTTGAATCGCAAAAACATTCCTTATATTACAATCTTGGATCCATACCCAGAGAGAGTAGCGGAGAAGTTTCGATTTGAATTCGGAATACCTAACTCCCATCTAAGGGTGATTAAAGGGTTTTTTACAGATGAAACCGATGTGAATGAATTATTCAGTTTTCAAAATTCAAAGTGATAGTAAGGCTCTGCAGTTGGAAATAGCTCCTGGATTCTACTGCAGGGCGTCATTAGCCTAAAGCCCAACTGTAATCCAGCTCTTACCTCGATCATCATGGTATCGAGCTGTTTGATTAGGGGATTTATGCCCCAGCAACTTTTGGGTGTCGATACCTTGAGCTTCATAAAGACGTTCTGCTAGAGATCGTTGTTCATGGAAAGTAGCCGGTGTGCCATCCCCCCAATTTATTTTTGCTCGGTCACGGGCCTTGCTGAAATTCATTGTTATTGTGTTCGACTTAACCTGTGCACCTCGTTCTGCCATTGAGGTTGCCCGGAAGAAGTGGATTAGATATGGACTCACTGCATAGTCACGGCAACGTGCAACTACATCCCTCAAACTCCAGTCAATCGCGTTAAGCCTTAGTGATAGAGGGATCGCTAGCTTGCTCCCTGTTTTCTCCTGAACGACATGCAGATGGTCATCCCAAATATCGCTAAACTTCATGTTGGAAATATCCCCGAGGCGCTGACCAGTAACGAGCGCCAAAAGCATTGCATTGCCCATGTATTGATGTTGGGCATCAGCTATCGCGAAAATTTTTTGCCATTCGTCAAGGTTAAGACGTTGTCGGGTAATCCGTCGGCGTGGTTGTTTTGTAGCAAGAGCCGGGTTATAACCCGGCGGTACCTCGCCATAATGCTGTGCTTCTTTGAACACATCTATTAACACTGAGCGTATGACCTGAGCCATTCGCGGCTGGCCCTCTTCAACATAGGACTCCAGTATCTGGGCAACATCCCGAACATCGACGGATGAAATCAATTTCATTCCCACACTCTCACGAAGTAGGGCTACTGGTTTAGCCTTTTGCTTATGAGTGTTCGGCCTGATATCGCCATTCTCCAGTCTTTCATCCTGAATTTTCCAATAACGATCCAACCATGTATTCGTTGATATCGCTTTTCCTTTGCTGGAGGCGAGCTTGTCACTGATAGCCAAAACCTGTCTGGTGCGCTGTTCAGCTAGTCGCTCATTGGCTTCGATTGCTATTGCTGTTGCTTCGGCCTCGTTAGTTCCAAGGCTATGAAACTTACCTGTAATGGGATGCTTATACCGCCAGTAGATTTTATTTACCTTACGACTGTAGAGCGGATAAAGATTAGGTATCTTGACGTTGTTTTTACGTGGTCGGGCAGCCATCAGACAGTATCCTTTGAAGCATAGGCGAATCAGATTTTTTAATCACAGGCTGGGTTAAATTACCTGTAATCTCGGCATCTTCTCTTACCCGCCAGTATCTTCCTTCTTTGGTAGCTGGGGGAGTGAACATGCTCTCTTTAGCATATCGACGTAAAGTATTCAGACTTGGGGGATTACTCCGGTATTTTTCCGCAGCCCATTCTTCTAAAGTCAGCATTTGAAGCATGTGATTTACCTCATAATGGCCCGGATTCGGGCCATATTCTGAAATTAAAAAATCAGTGTTCAGTCAGACGCTGCCATATTGCTGACACGTATTTGACCTGATGAAGCGCATCCGAAATAGCCTTGTGAGGTTCTCCCTCAAATGGGATCTCATAGCGAGGCTTGCAGCCAACGGCTTTACCCAACTCGACAATGGTTCTTACATCCCGGTTATTCCAGAACTTCCATGGGCAGGGGATCCCCGCCCGGTCATAAGATGCTTCAAGCAGGACATTGTCATAAGTGGCACCATTCCCCCATACCTGTACAGAATCAGGGCCGTTAGCCGCATTCTCGGCTATAAACTCATTTAGCTGCAGTAAGGCATCATCGAGCGGAATAGCATCATCCATCACTAACTCAGAACGAGCCTCAGGCGAAGCTTTAAGCCAGAATATTATCGTAGATGCATCCGGAACCCCGCCGCTGGCCATTGAAGATTCCAGGCTAATCACTTTGTAAAATTCCGATCCGGTATTACCTGTAGATGGATCAAAGAACACGGCCCCGATAGATACGACTGGCGAATCAGCCTTTTTACCAAACGCTTCAATGTCGACCATAAGGTGTGTATAGAGCATTTCAGGCTCGGCATAATTATGATGACCGGAATCATTATTTATGGCAGCTGTGCTGCAATAAGTTTCAATAGCGCTTGCGCCTGAGATAGTTTCTTCCGCGCCTTCTGATAACGCAGCACCGTTCGGGGTTTCATCATTGCCAGTTTCTTCCATCGGCACATTATTGGTGTACTCCGCTGCGGTGTTAGAGCCGTTAGTTTTAGGGGCATTGGTGATCAGCCCTTCGATAGAAAAAAGGCCTTTACCCACTTTTTCCAGAACCGGCTGCGTCTCGCCGTTAACTCCGGACGTGTCTTCCCCTCCACAGCTTTCCTTGTGGTTGTCACCTTCACTGGCTTCTTTGTCAGCGCTTATCTCGTTTGCCCAGCTCACTTCCGGAGTATGGCGGGCTGCAACCAGAGCTTCTTCTGTTGGGGCAGCGTGGTTACTTTCAGTCAGGTTCGCATTGATGAATCCACTGAGACGAGCCGGATAGAGGTAATGTTCAGGGTGCGCGCTTCGGATTAGTGCAAAGATAGCCGCGCGCGAATAATCAAGAATTCCAGGGGTTCCACGCAGCGCCTTTGACCACTCTTTGAATGGGCTCTCTTTTTTACTAACTATCTCTTTTGCCCTGCGGAAAACCCCACCCGGAATATCATAGATGTTGAAGTCCATCGGCAAGGTCGCAAGTGCTATCTCTAAATCAAGCGTATCGAGATCGTGTTTGAGATCGTGATTCCTGTCGGTCTGGTTGCCACCGCCTGCATTAGCGCCGCTTTCTGTACGCTGTATGCACGAAACACGGTTTCCATTGGACCATTCCTTTACAAGAAGGCCACGATCAATGTGCTCCACACCAAACCAGGCCTGGAAGAATTGAATTACAACTGACAGCTCTGGGCGTTTCCCATCAAGTGGGAAGATGGTTTTGATGGCCTCGACAACCTTAGATATTTCAAATTCGGTAGCATTTTTGAATGGTGCAACGTTTTCAGCCGCCAGCAGCATGTTCTGCACGTAGCTGTTATCCATATCCATTTCGAGCTGTTGAATAACTTTTTTCTGATCAGCATCTATGTGGTAGGCGTATTGATCGCTGATGAACTGCGCTAGGATTCGCTGGCGTAACGGAAGTGTCGCGACGGTGAAAAGCACAGGTTTTTTTGGAGTAGTTTCTTCTTCATCTTTCACCGCGGCTGGCTTGTTGTCGCAGACCCATTTACGGACCGTAAGCGCCCTCGTGTCGGCATCATTAATCCATTCTTTAATAAACTCTTCGAATGTCTCAACAGCGAAAACCTGATCCGCTGCGAATACAGTCTTAATCGCGCTTACCATCTTCCACTCAACATGAGGGGATAGCTCTTTTATGTCCGGTGCGTTGGCGACAGCCAACAACAAGTTTTTAATAAAGAGGTTGTCCTCATCGCTTTCTATTTGCCCGATCTGAATGTGCTGCTCTTCGCTGATTTCTTTCAGCTCGTTGTCATTCAGCAGATGAGCAATGACCCGCTGGGGGAGTCGTAGTCGTGCTAATGGACGTAACAATTCTTCCTTTTCAACAACGCTAGTGCCTGAATTGTCTGATGCGGAATCTGATTTTTCAGGTGTAGTTGTAACGGAGTCAACGTGCTGCAGCTTTAATTTCCATGTACGCTGGTCTTCATCAAGTTCGTAGCGTTTGCACCAGGCGTAATCAACTGTGCTTTCTTCCGGCAGGTCGTCATAAACAGGGAAGTCGGTGCGGATTGGCTTTTGATAATCCTTGCCCCGGCCAGTTTCAATACCTGCCTCTTCCAGCTCAACATCCAGCTGCAGATTGGCGCGGGCTTCTGTTTTTGAGGTGAACCAGATCACGGCATCTTCTTTGCCGGATTTCTGTGTTGCCTTGATAAAATGAAAGAATTCCATATCGGGTCCTTAATTTTGGTTGTAAGATACCCGCAGCTAGTGATTGCCGCCTTGGGTAGTGGTCATT